AATTTAAATAATGAAGATATTACTAGAAATGTGTTAAAAGCCAAAGAAAAAGAGAAAAATAAGATTACAAAAAATCTAGGTGATTTGGCTAAACCAGAAAGACTTGTTGAAAATATTCTCAAAGAACATCGTTTGGGAAAATGGAGTTTGGGTCAAACAAGAGCATTATACGAGTATGACGCAGAACAATACGACAAAGAAAGACAGGATATAGAGGATGATATGCTGATGGAATTACGATTAAATAATCATGACGAGGTAACTCAAAGAAATAGAGAGATTTATAGACTTGAAGAAGTTGAAGAGCAGGTGCAACGCGAGAGGGTGAATGCTGAAATGATGTCAACCTTTGCAGCAATGGCTGACGATGATGATTTTGGAGAGAAAGATGGTGACGAATATTATTAAAGGAGTTTTATAGTAAAAACTAATCTATATATAATTTAATTATGTATAGATCATTTATTAGACGAAACATTACATCAGTTGCAATTATTATTTTTGTGATAGCATTCTGCTTAGTTCAATTCTACGCTCCTAATTTTTTATATAATGAAGATGGATCATTGAGACAATTCGGTATTGGTTATAAAAAAAAAACAGTTATACCAAATTGGTTAGTGGCACTTTTATTAGCAATTATTAGTTATTTATTTGTACTATATTATTTAGCAATTCCCAAACTTAAATTTTAATCATGAACAGTAAATAATTTCGCTTTTGGCTTTTCAGTTTTTGTTTTAGCCATATGCGCTTCAAACTCAGATGTAGCAGCTTTTCTCCGTGCTGGAGAAATATTACAAGCAATTTCTAATAGTGCATTAGATGTTGTAGATATGACTAATACTCCTGACAAACAAATCCACATGAATTCAGCTATCGAATCTTTTACTACCACATATTGCCATAATTTTTTATAACCTGGTTTATTTTTGAAACCAGGTTTTAATAACTTATCTTTATTCATTTTTTCTAAGAATAATTCAAAGTTTACTGGTGTTATTTCATTTATAACAATAGATTTATTATCGCAAATCTTTTGCATTAGTTCCCCCAAATTTACACCACCTGTTTCTTTTGTTTTAAGTAAATCAGAAAATGCACCACCAACACCAAACATGTATACCACAGCATAACCTATGGTATTTGAAAACGGTGACTTCCATCCGGGTAACACTTTCATTATTACCATAACGAGACCTAGAATAAAGAAGTTGGGAATAATTGTATAAATGAAAGAAGATACTATTTGTGGTGTACCATTACAATGTTCCGCAGATTTTTTAACATTTATAAACAATTGAGAAATCATAACTAAAACAATATATACTAAAGTCAAAGCATTAGAGTATCCACCCATCGACACAACAGGAACTTTCCTATCAATAAAAATGAATTTAATAACAAAATAAATAACTGTTAAAAATATGAATGATAAAAGTGCTAATATCATTGTATATAGTAATTATGTATTATTTTTTCATTTTTTTGCTTTTAATTATATATATGTTTAACGATGAAACTCCAATGTTAACTGAACCCGGAGTTAAATATTTCTTAAGAGAAACTTTAAAACAGTGTCATGATAAGAGAGCTAATTATTATAATACTGCGTGGAATTGTGGTTTTTTTATATTTTTAGTATTATTATTTGGTCTTGTTTTATCATATAGAAAAAGACATAAATTAACACCAGAAGAAAAGAAAGAAAAGAGGGAAAGGGATCATTCTCACGTAATGTCAAAAATTAAAACATTAAGGGAAGAAAGGAAAAAACTTAATAATGAAATTATCACAAATCTTCCTAAATTTGAGAACGATTTTGAGATAATGCATAAAAAATATTATGCTATGTAAGTATAAATGAATATTTCGCCAAACTTTGGTTTAGACAAACCGACAAGCTTGATACCTAAAGAACAGACTATAGATGATACATTAGATGATTTTCAACCTGTGAGTCCCACTTGGGGACCAGACGAACCTCCTAGTCCAACTAGTGAGTCAGGTGAAATTGCGAGTCCACGTCAAAAAACAACACAAGAAGCTGTGGACGAAGCAATATCTCGTTACTATTTATTAAAAGGAAAATATGATAAAAAATATAAAAATGCTAAAAAAAAGGTTGTAGAGTCAGTTGGGAGAAACAATCTTGAAAAAATTAAAAAAAAACTTAAATCTTTACGACTTGGTTGTGTAAACTGTAAGCAAAATGGCGGTACCGTATTTACAAATAATAGTAGGTTGTTAACTGCTAAATGCGGAAATACCGAAACCCCATGTGATTTAGACATACAAATACAACAAGGAAAATGGATGCTGCTTTCTACAGCCATGCAAATGTCACAAGAAGGTTTAGATGATATAAAAGCCAACATCATAGACCTAAAATTGGATTTATTGTTTGGATTGAGAACGGAAGAACAAATAACATCTCAATTTAACGAAGATAAAGCTAATTATAAATCACAAACCAAGCAGCTGCATTTATTGAATGACATTATTGAATCTGAAAATAAAATTAGACTTGATGACAACGAACTTGATACTCCGAAAAAAATCCATATTAAACAGTATTTAGAAATTAAAAATATACAACTTAAAAAACATATTTCTCAATTCAAAGAATTTATCAACGATTATATGGCAGAAGTTGAGGACCCTCAGTTATCAATGCCATTTTTAAACCAAGCAGTGGTATTATACATAGAACAAATATTCCCATTAATGGCCAAAATACGCGAAAGCAAGTATGCTGTCACAATGATGGATGATACTGAAGAACAAGGACTGTTTATTATGAAGAAAATTAAAACGCTTCTTAAAAATTTGGAATTTGAATACGAATTTGGTCAAATTATATCTGATAAAAAATAAAAAGAGTATATATATGAAATTTATAAACATACCTGTTTTTATTGTTAGTTTAGCCATAGGAATATTCCTAGTGTATATTGGTGCACCACGACCAGATATAATTTATGTTTATCCTAACCCGGATAATTTACAAAAACTACAATACAAGGATAAAGGGGGGAATTGTTTTGGATTCGATTCTAAACAGGTTACATGTCCTGTGCAAAAAAAATTAATTAGAGAATATCCAATGCAAGAGGGGAGTGGAAAATAAGTTTTATAGTCTTTATATATAAATGAATATCAATTTTAAGCGATTATTATACAGTCCTTTAGGTCAAATAATTATTTCGATGTTGTTAGGATTTGGATTGTCTACTTTATTTAGAAAAGCGTGTAACAGGAGAAATTGTTTAATATTTAGAGCGGCACCTTTAAGTAAAATTAAAGGTCAGATTTTCAGATATGACAACAAATGTTATACATTTGCTCCAAAATCGGAAAGTTGTTCAAAATTAAAGAAAAGCGTGGAATTTGCGTAATACAAGCCATCTATCAATATAAGATATTTATATATGGCTTCGGATTCAACTAGTATTAACGATTTGCCGGGAGGTACAAATCCTGATACTCAAAATAGGGTAGTATTAGAAAAAACAGAGATTCCTGGGAATGGACAAGAATTACAGCAATCTACAGAATTATCTTCTGAGTCAATTAACAAAATTGTCATGGGATTACAGCAAGCATCTTCTACAGGAATGACACAATTACCAAGCAGTCATATACCAATGCAGACACAAACGCATACACAGGACCCTCATATACAACCTAATTACATACCACCTGTTCAAAAACCAGATTATATTGGTCAACATGATACCATTCACTCGTTGATGCAGCAAAATAAAAGCACCCAGCAAGAGCAAGACAAACTGGACCTTTTATATAGCGAATTGCAAATGCCAGTTATTATTATGGCATTATTTTTCGTGTTTCAAATGCCTTTTTTCCAGAAGAAGTTTTTAATGACATTTCCTTCATTATTTATGAAGGATGGACAGCATAGTATATCTGGTTATTTGGTCAAAACCGCTTTATTCGGAGGATTATTTTATGGCATTAATAAAGCCACACATTACTTAAGTGAAGTATAAATTTATTTACTACTTTGAAATAAATTTATTTAATGCTTGCGAGTTCCGCGTTTTCTTTTGTGCTTCCTTCCTTTAGATTTCCGGGGTTTCGTTTTCTTTTTATGTTTTTTAGATTTCTTACCCTTTCTTTTACGCTTGCGTTTTGTTCTTCTTCCTCCCACTCTTCTTCCATCGGTGTTTCCATCTGTGTTTCCATCTGGGTTTCCATTCTCCCCTACTATTTCAATAAGGCCCCTAATTTCTGGTGGTGGTTCTTCGGGGCGTTGCATATTTATCATCTGTCTCAATTGTTCAATCGCACTTTCAAATACGCTATTGTTATGTAACTGTTGTCTGTGTTGATTGTCATCTAAAGTTGGTGAAACCATTTGGGACATGAATATAAGAGCGTCATCGTCGAACAAACCACTTTGTTTCATAGACAAAAAAATACATTTATTCCAAAACGATTTAGTTAATCCAATGTTAAATTTAAACCAAACCAGTGTGGACCCAAGTCTGTTATAAATTTCAAAGAATCGCGCTTGCCTTGCCTCCCTAACAATTTGATTGGCACCTTCACAAACACTATGTTGTCTCAAACCAAACCCAATGGTTGTAAGCCACCCTGAAGTAGATTGGCATTGTCCAGAAAGCAACTGTTGCAAACCAAACATCATTGAGTTGAAAACATCATTATTCATTTCCAATGTTTGCCACAGCATAAGTCCCCAAAATAAAAATACCAATGACCAATAAAATCTCTTAGCGCCTTGAATACCTATTTTCTCCCCCCCTTTCATTACTTTCCCCCCAATTCTGGGTGTAGTTTTATTTAATTTTTGTAATTCACCCCACGCTTCTCTATAAATTTCCAATATTTGGTTTTCTTTTTCTTTAAATTTATTTTTTGCTTCTACTAGTTTTATCTTTTTTTCTATTCTATCATTAAATTCGTCAAATGGTATCCAATAAATCATTTTTTCTTTAATCATTTTTTCTTTAATCATTTTTTCTTTACTCTTTTGTACCATTATATAATTATGCAATATTTTATTTCATTTTCCTTTTTATTTACTAAACGCGAATATCAATTTATACAAAACATCTTTATACTAAATATTTTTTTTGTTGTTGGTGATAACCATGTCCTGCATCTTTAGAGTCTGTCTCTGGTCTATACAACCTTGTAACCAATATAATTTTACAAACCTTTTAATTGTTAGCCTTTGCGTTTTCATTTATGGTAGTATTGATTTTAGTAGCACATCGTTTTATTAAATTATTGTGTGTGGGAAATGTAATATCCTCGATATGAACCGAGTCCTCCATATAGTTTTACCTCGGTACAAATCACTCGTTTATAATTTTTACGATTTTTGCTTCAGAAATAAATTTGGGCGTTGGAGAAAACATTCCTAAAATAATATGTTTAACTTCATCAACTTTCGGTCCACTTTCTTCGTACCATGGTCCAATGTTCATTGTTAGTATATATATTGTTTATATATGCTAAATTAAGTTCAATTTAATTCATCTTTACATTTTCAACATCAATTATAGATTAAAAATTCCCTTTTTCTTTTTTTTCCTTGTTTTTCTTTTTGATTTGCCACGAGATGACTTTTTGGTCTTTCCTTTAGTTTTAAAATCTTCTTTCTCTCCAGGTTTGTAATTCAAGAAGAAATATTCCCATTCAGGACTACCTTTTTTCTTTTTTAGTTCCTTGTATCGTCTAGTTTTTTCCGAACGGACCATTTCCTTTGTATGTTTTTCATCTCCATAACAATCTATACTAAACCTTCGCAACAACCCTTTTTGCTGCAGTCGGTGTTTTTGCTGCACTTCAAATAAATAATGAGACATACATAGTATCCGTTGCGGGTCATAATATGGTCGATTTACATATAGAAATGCTAAATAAAAGCTCAGCATTGTATCTAAAGTGGCGATTCTAATTTTATATCCTCCTCTTGAAATAATATTAAAACTGTGACAAGCCATTGGTTCATAAATAAACGCAACAGTTTCACCATTGACACGGACGTCATAATGAGGCGCAATGATTTCACCGACACCATTATGTTTTTTAATCTTAACATTTTTAATACCTTCGCTAGTGAGTTGTGTTTTTAAGATACTAGCAGTTGTTTCTGGATTAAGAGAAAGTACATCAAAATCAGGAATCGGCTTCCTATTTTTATTTCGGAATTTTTTAATGTCCTTCAGATACATCTGATTTGCCATCGCGCCAAAGAACACAACTCGTTGATTTACCAAAGAGTCTCGGACAATATAATATATTTTTTTTTCCATTCCTTCAGATAGTTTTTTCTCAACATCGAACATGCGTTGTATCTCCATAAAATCACAATCTTTTCCACGCAAGGGGTATGTTTTATTAAGCAATGTTAATCTCTTGAGAACTTTTTCCCATCGACTGGCATCGCCCTGAGGTCGCGAAAGTTCTAAATACATAAGCATTCTTAGGTAATCAGGAGGACTGTAATGAATACCTGATTTAATTATCGATTTTTTGTGTATCTTTTTATACAACTCCTTTGGGAGAAATGATATATCAGCAACAGGGATAAAGTTGACAAATACTTTGAATGTTCCGGCGTGCATGCCTGCTTTTGCCTCAACTTCATTAAATCCTTGTTTGTAAAATATATCGGCTAAATCTTTGGCATCCTGCAATGGTTCCGGAGAGAAGAAATCATAATCTGGAAGTTCAACTGATTTATCGTAAAACTGGTCTTCATCTGGTAATATATTATTAATAGCGGTTCCTCCATAACAAACGCGTTGTGTTTTAACAAGAAATTTTTCAACAATGGAAATAATTTCTTGTACCACTGGATTACCTATCATCTTGCGACCAGTCTTCTTTTCAATATTGTCTACCGCGTGACGGAGAATAGCAAGTTCGCATTCTCCGAATGTGAGTCCTTTTTCGCACTTCATTATTAATATATAGTGTGAAAAAAATTAAATAGTACTTTGATACATCGGTGTATCAATATGTTTTTCTTTATAAGACAATTGTGGGTTTTGTTTTATTGGTGCTGAAGTAGTTACAATTCCATATCGTAGATTCTCTGGTTTTAGTATAAATGCACTACCGGCATTATTGAATGTTTTTCTATAGTATGCCATATTAGAATCATAATTCGCATAATTCATGCAAACCATTTGACATCCAGAATTAAAATGTAATTGCACTCTGACATTACTATTCATACTGCTCCAATCAGGCATAGATAATGTCATATTTTTTTTATTATAAACTGTAATATCTTCTATGTCAGGGGCAAATTCTATATCATGGTTTCGTCTTTCTTTTAAAAATGGCGAACCAGAAGACATATTTATGTATTCTTCAAAATCAGTATCTCTAAAATTGTTGGTTTCCTGATGACACATAATAATAACTTTGTTTCTTAGGTTTAGCAATGGCGTGGTTGATAAATTATTTTTACCACTCCTACCTTCATATCCATATGAAGGGTCCAATAATCTTCCACCCAGTTGTTTCTTAACATAGGTTGCCATTTTCTTGTAAAACATTTTTGGATTTGTTTTACTTTTTATCCTAAAATGAATAAATAACGGGTCTGTTGGATTAGGAGTTGGTAAAGAAAAAGCGTATTTATTTATAGTATTCAATATACCTTCTTCTCCTCCAACAGACACACTGTTATAAGTCCCCTTTATATTATCTGAATCGGTAGGTCCAGCACCGACAACTGGTTCGTCATCTACTTGGTATATTGCGAAATCTAAAACTCTAGCCCCCTGATGAATAACTTCTCGGAGCGGAACTGTATCCACATAACCGTTTTGAAAATCTCCGGCACAACAACTATTATAACTGCTAGCAATATAGTAATCTCTTAAAAGTCCACTTGATATCGAATTGTTGGAGGTTTTATATTTAACATCCGAAGTATTTATATTCCCAATAATACTACTTTTATCGTTGTATATGTATTCCATACTATAATTGTCATCCAGTTTTTTATTAATTTGTTTCCTATAATACCAAACAAAAGATAATATTAATATAATAACACCAATCCAAACAAATAATGTCTCCATATTTTCAGATATAAATTCAATTGTATGTTGAATGGGTTTTAATTTTTTCGGTACTTCTTTTGACATTTGATATATATATAATAATTTATATTTTATTGTTATCCTAAATGAATAATTATATGATTAGCAACTTCTAATAGTTAAAATAATTATATTATATTATTTTAAGATGCCAGGGGGATTATTAAATATAGCCGCATATGGCGCAGAAAACTTAATATTAACAGGTAACCCGACTAAAACATTTTTTAATGCCACATACAAAAAATACACAAATTTTGGACTCCAGCGTTTTAGAATCGAGCATGAGGGTCAGCGCTCATTAAATTTTAATAGTCAAACAGAATTGAACTTTAAAATACCAAGATATGCCGAACTGTTGTGGGACACATATTTGGTTGTAAATTTACCAGATATATGGAGTCCTTTATATTGGACTCAGGATGTGAGTGGATGCCAGACACCGTATGAATTTAAGTGGATTGATAAATTGGGTGCAATGATGATAGAAGAAGTTACTATTTATGCTGGTTCTAATATATTATCAAGATATTCAGGAGAATATATAGAATCATGTATTCAGAGAGACGACAGTGGAAAAAGAATTTTATGGAACCGAATGATAGGTTCAGAAAATAGATTTAATAATCCAGCTAATTCATTTCAAAATGGAGGGTTTTACCCAAACGCAAATTTTAATACAACGCCATCTGACGGATTTTCCGGGTCTGATGTACAACCTTCAATTAAAGGAAAACGATTATTTATACCTTTGGAAGCGTGGTTTACTTATGGTGGAGCCAAGACCGCTCTGCCACTTGTTGCTTTACAATACCAAGAGATAAATATTAAAATTAGATTTAGGTCCATAAAAGAATTATATACTATTTTAAATGTGCAAAATCCAGACCCAATTACAGGAAGGGGGGAAAGAACTGCACCAAATCCAGCAAGTACAATCGACCAACTATATTGGTTTTTACAACCCCCCCAAGATGCGTCCGGAGTATTTCCAACAAATCCACAAACACAAGAGAATAAGAATAATATGGCAAGATATATTAAAAAAAATAACTGGGACACGGACATACATTTACTAGGATGTTATGTATTTTTGAGCCAAGACGAAAGGCGAGTATTTGCTTCTAATAAACATACATATTTGGTAAAAGAAACATTCCAACATGATTTTTTGAATACAGCTGGTTCGAAGCGTGTAGACATTCCTTGTAGAGATATGGTATCTAGTTTTATGTTTAGGTTCAGGAGGAGTGATGTGAATCTGCGCAACGAATGGTCTAATTATACTAACTGGAAATTTAAAGGTGTACAAGCTGTGCAACCGATAGACATGACTGATAACTGCAGCGGTGCTATCAATCCGTATTTATTTAAACAAACCGGACCATTGGTTGATTCCAGTAACCTTGAAAATATTCTATTAGATATGGGTATTTTATTGGGAGCAGAATACAGAGAAAATACATTATACGAGGGGGTTTATAATCTTGTTGAAAAATGGATACGCACCGACGGAAGAGCTAAAAACGGACTATATACATACAACTTTTCAGTTAGGTCTGCAAGAGATTCGTATCAACCATCAGGTGCTCAGAATATGAATAAATGGCAATATGCAACATTCGAATTTAACACGATACAGCCACCGTTAGACCCGAGTAATAATAATGTGGAAGTATTATGTGACCCTTCTGGTGGGATTATTGGTGTGAGAAAGGATACATGGAGATTAAATAAATGGAATTTTGATCTCCGAGTATGGGAAGATAGATATAATATGATTGTTATTGAAAATGGAAGCATTGGATTATTAATTGCTCGTTAACATATTGAACAATTGTCACAAATACTTTTTTGTGGTAGTTTTATATTTTTAGTAGATGAAAAAGGTTTGTATAAACTGGGTTTTATATATTTTCCATGAGGAGAAGTTAACGGTATATCAATAAATACCGAGGAATCTTTATAATATTTAACTGTTGTTTTTCTAAAGCATGGAATACCGCTTTCAATGTCATATTTATTATTCATATATTAATAATAAATACTTTAAAATAAGTCCCAAATCGAATTATAAGGTTTTGGTTTGCGATTTGGATTTGTTGGTTTGTAACTAGCAGTATAAGCAGATGAATTGCCTGACATTGATGGTACTACACTGTCAATAGAATTTGTCTGACTCGACCCATTTGGATATGCACCTGGTCTGTTATCTGTCATAATTCCGGTCGGTTGGCACCGTGCTGTTATTTTTGATTGTGTCGTGGAATTAACAGGACAAGCTGTTTGCGAAATAGACGATTCGGTTCCTGTATTTTGAATTTGATGAACTTTCTTCATTAATGCCAATTCGTCGTCCATCGTAGTTTTTACTGATTGAGGAGCGTCATTCATACAGTTCTGATTGATGGCCGCTAAATGAACCCTCCATAATAATCTACCTAGTACCTCCGATTCAGAATCCATCACTAACGGAGTTCGGATTCCCTTTTTAACAGATTCCTCATTTAAGAATTTTCTACCAGCATGCTCATAATTAGTTTGAGATAAATTCAAATGGTTTACCGTAGGAGGAAACCATTTTCCGTATGTTGAATTATGGGCCGATTGATTATGAATTGTCAGAACATCACAGACATCAACTGATGTTGGTGTAGAAGTTCCGCCCCCAGGGTCATCTTGAGACTCTGGGTCATCTTGAGACGCTGGGTCATCTTGAGACGCTGGGTCATCTTGAGACGCTGGGTCATCTTGAGACTCTGGGCTAGGTAGACATTTATATGGACTAAGTTCGTCTTTTCTACCACAACAACCAGATTTACAAACAGTATTTCCTCCTGGACAATTTTCTCCATTTTCATAA